CGAAGGTCTCGAGGCCAACCCGCAGCTGGTCGACTGGTTCGCAGGCACGGCGCATGAGATTGGGTTAACGCCTCGACAAGCACAGCAGCTAGCAGACAAGTACAATATCATGGCCGGCGAGGTCGAGCAGGCGCCTGATGACATGGCGTTGCAGGCAGAAGCCAAGGAACAGGAAGGCGTGCGTTCTTTGCAAAAGGAATACGGCAAGGCGTTCGACACCAAGATCGGCACGGCAAAGGCGGTGCTGTCCCAGTACGGCGGTGATGACCTTTTGGGGCTTAAATTAGACGACGGTACTGCTCTGGCGTCCAATCCGGCATTGGTCCGCACCCTGGTCAATATCGGCGACTACATGCAAAACAAGCTCGGCGAAGATACACTGCGCGGCGCCAAGACCGGCGGCAGCGCAATGACCCCGGCGGATGCCCAGCGTGAGCTGTCGCAGGTACAGGTGCAGGGCGGTCCTTATTGGGACAACATGCACCCCGGCCATGCCGCAGCTGTGGCTGAGTCGTTACGGCTAAACGAATATATCCACGGCACCGACGAGGCGCCGTGATTGCGTGATCGCGGGAAAGTAGACGCTGGGTAGCCGCAAGGTCCAGCCGATACCTACCGCGAGAACAAAAACGACAGGGTAGCGCTACGGCGTCCTGCTGACAGCCGGGAAAGCCTGGCGGTCTAGTCAACCGAAATGACAGGAAGGTCCGCAATGATGCGGATAGCCCTCTGAGCATCTCTTGCTTGGAGATTTTTATTATGAGCACTCAAGTAACCACTGCTTTTGTACAGCAGTTCAATGCCAACATCGCGTTGTTATCTCAACAGAAAGGCTCACGGTTCAGAAAGGCCGTGCGCGTTGAATCCGTAACTGGCGAGAAGGCGTTCTTCGACCAGGTCGGGAAGACGGCGGCGGTAAAACGCTCGTCCAGACATTCCGATACTCCACTTGTTGACACCCCCCATAGCCGCAGAATGGTTGTGATGGATGACTACGAATGGGCTGACCTAATTGACGATCAGGACAAGGTCCGCATGTTGGCAGATCCGACATCGACCTACGCTATGGCTGCAGGTGCAGCGATGGGTAGAGCGATGGACGATGTTGTCATCGCGGCTTTGATCGGTTCTGCATCAACGGGAACGTCTGGCACGACCAGCACGGCGTTGCCATCTGCACAGAAGATCGTTCATGGTTCTGCGGGGCTTACAATAGCTAAGCTCATCTCCGCGAAAAAGATCCTCGACGAGGCGGACGTGGACCCATCTATCAAACGGTGGATCGCGGTTGCTCCTGAGCAGATCGAAGACCTGCTGAACAACACGACGGTGACTTCTAGTGATTTTAATACGGTAAACCTTTTGCCTATCTAGGCGGCGACGCTTAGACGAAAACTGCTCAAATTCGGGGAAACCTTTGACATGGCAATCCCGAGCCAAGCCCCACATGGGGAAGGTGTAGAGACTTGACGGGTAGCATCTCCTTGAGATGAAGAGAAAGTCCAGACCACAAACAGCGCAGCTGGCGGCGAAAGCCGTAGCGGGTACGAAAAGCACTAGCACAAGGTGAAATCAACTCTTTCGTAGGGTTCGAGTTCATCGTCACCAACAGACTGACTAGCGACGGCACGTCCCGGCAAGTTATCGCCTGGGCACAGGATGGATTCACCCTGGCCGTTGGTAAAGATATGTCCTCGCGCATCGATGAGCGTGCGGACAAATCTTACTCGACCCAAGTGTACTGCTCGATGACCATCGGCGGCACGCGGATGGAAGAGGAAAAAGTCGTCGAAATCGCGTGTAACGAATAATCGTTGCCGCAAACTGGGGGGGAGCTTAACGGCTCCCCCCTTTCTATAGGAAGGAAGTCCTAATGGCTGTCGTAGCATTATACGGAAGTCGAGTGATGACCGGCCTGGCTAACACCACGCCTGTCAGCTTGCCCAACGCGGGTCTACATTTCGGGCGTGTACGCGTCACCGTGGATACCGTAACCACCAACGCGGATGATTCAGCAACGTCGACCTATACGCTCGCGCGTATCCCGTCGCACGCGATCATCCTCCCGCAATCCACCTTGTATTGGGATGATCTTGCATCGTCAGGTTCCCCCACGCTCGATGTCGGATTGTACAAGACCAACAGCTCAGAGCAGTCGTTTACGGACGACGTGGATGCTTTGTCGAATGGCCATGATGTTACATCGGCTGGTTCGGCATCGGTCCTAACTGACCACGCCAACTCTGGTCTGCCGGCCTGGGACTACATCACCAGCGTCACGGCTGACCCTCGAGGTCTGATCGACGTTAAGGTGTCGGTCCTCGATGCGGCGCTCACGATCGCTGCGGACATTACTTTGTCGCTTGTTTACGCGATCAAGTAGCTGGGTTCGGGGAGTCGTCGTGCATGGCGGCTCCCCGCCTCTCAATTAAATAAGGCAGGCCCATGACCTCTGCAGTTGACGTATGCAACTCTGCGCTCAACCTGGTTGGTGCGAACAATATCACCTCGCTCACCGAGGATTCCAAGGCGGCACGCATCTGCAATCAACGCTACGAGTTTGTCCGCGATAACACCTTCAGGGCGCACCCGTGGAACTGCCTGGTTACCCGTACGCTGCTGGCCCAGGACGCTACGGCGCCGACGTATAAGTATGCCTATAGGTACACACTGCCCACAGATCCCTACTGCCTGCGCGTGCTGTCCGTCTCCGACGACGGCGATACAGAGCGCCTGGATACCGACTACCAGGTTGAAGCCGGCAGATACCTGGTGACCGACGAGGGCACAATGTATATCAGATACATTGGCCGGCTGACTGATCCAACAGAATGGGACGTTGGCCTGGTCGAGACGATCGCCGCACGCCTGGCTGCTGATATTGCCTATCCGCTGATCGGTTCATCCTCATTCGCCACCGATATGTACGCGCTTTATGAGCTGAAACTGAAGGAAGCCCGGTTCGTTGACGCGACTGAAGGCTACCCCGACGCCATCATAGCTGACACCTATACGGCGGCGAGGTTCTAGGGATGGCGCAGGCTTCACCTGCCTTTGTTGCCTGGACGGCTGGCGAGTTCTCGCCACGCCTGCATGGCCGCACGGATCTGGCAAAATACAACACGGCTGCGGAGACGCTGGAGAACTTTATCGTTCACCCGCACGGTGGCATCACCCGCCGGCCTGGCACCGAGTTTATCGGCGAGCAAAAGGACTCAGCAGCCGTCAGCCGGCTCATCCCGTTCGAGTTCTCAACGACCCAGGCCTATGTGCTCGAGTTCGGTAACTTATACATGCGGGTTTTCAAGGACGGCGGTCGCGTCGTCGAAGGCAACAAAACCATCTCGGCAGTGACCAAGGCGAACCCGGCAGTCGTGACCGCAACAAGCCACGGCTACTCCAACGACGACCACGTCGTGATCAGCTCCGTGGCCGGCATGACTCAGTTGAATGGCCGCACCTTCAAGGTGGCTGGCGTGACGACGAATACTTTTCAGCTTAGCGGCGTGGACAGCAGGGATTATACGACCTACGCGAGCGCCGGCGTCGCTAATGTTGCTTACGAAATCGCGACACCATACACCACGGCGCAGCTGGCCGCTGTCAAGTTCGCGCAGTCTGCCGACGTGATGTACTTGTGCCATCCGTCCGTCAGCACACGCAAGCTCACGAGGACAGATCACGACGCGTGGACGTTGACCGAAGTCGATTTTATCAACGGTCCTTATCTGGAATCCAACGTCAGCACCACGACGATCACGCCAAACGGTAGATCGGGATCGATAACATTAACAGCCAGCGGCGCGACGTTCGCTAGCACCGACGTTGGGCGCCTGGTCAGAATATTTAACGGCTACGCGGAGATCACTAGCTACACGTCAGCGACCGTTGTCGACGCGACCGTGGGGACCATGCCTGACGGCACTGCCGAGCTGCTGCCGACCTATACGAACACGACGATCTCGTTTACCGAGGGCGATCCGTCTGCGACCGGCCTGGAGCACAACGATCGGCTGACCGACACGGGGCGGAACTTTATCGACGAAGGCTTCACCGACAACATGGTCGTCACGATCACCGGCTCGACCTCGAACAACAAGGCCGTAAAGATCGTGCAGGTCACCGACGATACCATGCTGCTGAAACCTGCCGACGACCTGGTCACCGAAGCCGCCGGCGATACCGTGACCGTTGCGGGTACTTTGGGCGCCACAACAGAATGGGCGCTTGGTTACTGGTCGACGACGACGGGGTTCCCTGGTGCTGTTTCTTTCTACGAGGAGCGTTTAGTATTTGCAGGATCTGCCGACTACCCGCAGACGTTATGGTTCAGCACGTCGGGCGACTATGAGAACTTCACCGCTGCTGAAGTCGACAACACTGTCCTCGATACCAACGCGTTGATCTACACGATCGCCAGCAACCAGGTTAATGCGATCCGCTACCTCAGCGCTACGAGGTCACTACTGGTCGGCACGGTCGGCGGGGAGTTCGCGGTTAGGGCGTCGGGTGCAGATTCACCACTTACCCCGACGAACACACAGATCAAGCGCCAGGCCTCATATGGCAGCGCAGACGTGCTGCCCCAGCAGGTGGAGAATGTGACGTTGTTCCTACACCGCAACTCGCGGAAGATCCACGAGCTGGTTTTTGATTTCGATACTGATTCCTACAAGGCGCCGGATCTCACGATCCTCTCGGAACACATTACTGAGACCGGCATCGTAGACATGGTCTACATGAAGGAACCGGATTCGATACTGTGGGCAGCGCGTACTGACGGACAGCTTGTCGGCATGACCTACCGCCGGGACGAGGAAGTCGTAGCCTGGCATCGGCACAAGATCGCTGGCACGCATACGAAGTCAGGTACTGCTTATGCTTATGGGCATGTTGAGTCCGTAACATCGATACCTGGCACTGATGCTGAAGATGAATTATGGGTCATCGTTGCGCGAACCATGGATGTGCCGTTATTGAAAGCAGCCGTGGCAGACACGACGAACAACAGGATCACGTCGGCCAACCACGGCCTGTCCACCGGCACGGCGATCACGTTCGACACGAACGGCACGGTGCCCAGCGGCGCCCAGGCCGGCGATGCAACCAATCTGTTCGCCGCAGACGGCGCGACCGTCTACTATGTTCGCAACGTCGATACGAACAATTTTTCTATCTTTATCGATGCTGCCGGCGCGTCTGCGGATACCGCTGCCAAGAAGATCGGGTTCTCCACCGTGGGAACGGGAACGATGGTCGTGTACGCGGAGACGCGCACCACGGCGGTAAAAAGATATGTTGAAAGGTTTAAGCCCTTCGATTTCGGTGATGATGTTGAAGACGCGTTCTATCTGGATTCCGGCCTGTCCTATGACGGCAGCGCCACCAGTACTTTGACTGGTTTGTCGCACCTCTACGGCCACGACGTTGTCGTCCTGGCAAATGGTGCAACGCACAACACAAGACACATCGCAGCAGATCCCGCCGGCATCACGCTGACACGCACCACGACCAAGGCGCATGTGGGGCTGGCTTATGATTCACTGCTGAAAACATTACGCGTCGATTTCGGCTCGCTCGAGGGAACAGCACAGGGCAAGACTAAACGCATCAGCGACATCACGATACGGTTGTACAGAACAGTCGGCCTGCTGGTTGGTAGCTCGGAAACAGAACTGGACCGGGTGCCGTTTCGCGATTCATCAATGGCGATGGACACAGCTGTGCCGTTGTTCACGGGCGATAAGGATATCGAGTTCAAAGGCGGCTACGAGCATGAGGGACAGATCGTGGTTAAACAGAACCAGCCGCTACCAATGACCGTGATCGGGATCTACCCGAGACTGCAGACTTTCGACCAATGATCCTTAAACAGTTCGAGCGGGAGCATGCAGTTCAGTCAATGGGCGGCGCGGAGCCGATGCCGAACTTTTTCCAGTATGTGCAGCAAATGCGCGTACACGGCCTGTCATGGTCTGTGGAGATTGATGGCACGATCGCGTGCAGCGCTGGCCTGGTCCCGCTGTGGGCCGGCGTGTGCGAGGCCTGGATGATTGCCGGCGATGACATCGACCAGCACCGGATCAAGGTGGCGCGAAAAATGCGCGTAATGCTGGTCGATGTCATGCGGCAGCAAGGGTTCTACCGCGCGCAGGCTAACCTGCATTGTGGGTTCGAGCGTGCGATCCGGTTGGCCGAATGGCTCGGCTTCGAGAACGAGGGCCTGATGCGCCGGTTCGGCATCGAGGGCGCGGACTATTATCGATACGCGAGGGTTTTCTAATGGTTCCAAAAGTTGTGTTGGCGGCGGTGATGGCAGCGGTCTCCGTCGTTGGCGGCGTCATGGCGTCGAGAGCCTACGGAAAGGCTGCTGATACTGAGCGGCAGGTTGGCGCAACCAACAAAGAGATGGCTGAGCGCGACGCCAAGATCAAGGAGCAGGAAGCCGAAGAGCTGCTGCGCGTCAACGATCTCGACCAGCAGCAAGATGAGGACGCATTCCGAAAGCTAGAGGCGCGCACACAACTAGCGCTCAGCCATAACGGCTGGCTGACAAATAGCGGCTCGGCAGCATATGTGCAAATTGCCAATGCTGACGAGTTTGAACAACAGCAACAACGAAACAACTACGCGGCGCGGGTTAGTGCTAACGTCCAGCGTGAAGGCGCGGTGCAGGACCGTATGCGTGGCTCCCTCGAAGAGACCATGGCCGGCGCTCGCGCTCAAGGCCTGGAAGCTAGGGGCAAATCAGCGTTGCTCGGCGGCGCCATGAAAGCCGCATCCATCTACGCCAAGAGCTAATAGCGAGTTAACAACAAATGATCGTACCGACATATACGGCAACCGCTAAAAATGTGACTGGGGTCTCCGGCCAAGCTATGGGCTTCAAGATCCCGGGCGGTGCGCTCAGCCAAGGTCAGGTCGCTCAAGCGCAGCTCTACAGCCAGGGGAGCGACGCTGCGGCGTCATTTGGCAAACAGTTCTACGCCATGCATCGCTCCGCTGTAATCGGCAAGCAGGTTGCCGCCGCAACCACAGCAATTGATGCGGCGCAGATAGAGGCTTCGAAAAAAGATGTGCTTTCGGTATATCCAGACAAGACGCCGGGCGGATATTTTGCTAACCAGGCGAAGATCGCCATGGCCAAAGCTACGGCAGGGTCCAGCGACCCGATTACGCAATCGGCGATTGCCAGCCAGGTCAGTGGCCTGATTTCAACAGGCCAACGCCAAGTGAACAAAACGGCTCGCATTGGCGTTGTGCAGAGCCGCCTGGCTGATATGTCGTTGCGCGAGCGGTGGCTTCGCGACCGAGTGTCTGTCGGAGTGCCTGAAGGGTGGGATGGCGACCTTGCAAAACTGACGCCGGAAGCTCAAGAGCACTTTGATGAGCTGGGCAAGATGCGGACGGTGGCCGCTCAGCAGGGCCTTATAAGCTACTTAGACGTTCAGAAGGGCGCGGAAGCCGACAATAAACTTATCGGCAAGCTGGCGGTATCCAAAAGAATGATAGCGGCAGAGACCTCACAAGAGTCGGCGGCGTTGCTTGTCCAGCTGCGCGACGGCAAGTCATGGCGCATGCTGGACGATAAGGACCGCGATGCATTGGAGTGGCGGATACATCGGCAGGTTTTGCGGCAGCAGAACCAAGAAGCCGCAGTAGCGAAACAGTCGGTAATTGCAGCTAACAAAGCAGAGAAGAAACTATTCAGAGACACCGCAGATGGCCTGCAAAGGCGCATCCTACAGGCGCGGAATAATGATCCAGGTGCAGTAATGCCCACGCCGGCGGAACTCTATAACGCGCCTCTGACCGTGTCAGCGCGCGCCGCTCTTTCGAAAATGGCACTGGAGACAACGCCGAGCGACACTGACGCCGACTATTTTCTCGAGATACATAAACGACTGCGGGTGATCGAGACGAATGGACTTACGCCAGGCGAGCTGGAGGAAGCCACTAGCAAGCTGCAGGAAGAGATCCATGCCGAGGTAGCGAAAAAGCACGGCTCCAAAATCAATAGCTCCGATGCCCTGGCATTCTCTAATGCGCTGCGAGCTGCCCGCGAAAAGAAGGGCCACGGTAAAGTCCTTGCCCGTATTGAGAAGGATCTGCGCCTAACCTTACAAAAAAGCCCCATGAATAAATTTATAAGTAGCGCCAAGCTACCAGCGCTCTACAACGCGATAGCGAAAGCGACCCGGGTGCTTTACTCCGAAGGCGGCACAGCGGTAGACGCGCTTAACGCTGGTCTGGGCATACTTGAATTTGACAAGGGCACTATTCCCTACCCCGTCGCGCTTCCGCCAGCGGCTGAGTTAGGCGTCGGGCAAAGCCCAGAAGACTGGAAAAGGGATGAGTACAATATAGCCTTCGAACATGTACTGCAGTTCTCGGAGTTCAGAAGCGCAAGAGAGCGTGACGACACATTTAATGCCATGAAAGAAATTTTAGAGTTTATCGAGGGAGAAGAAGCCAAAGCCGCAGCAGCAGCAGCCGCGAAGGTGAAAAAACCATAATGGCTGATGCACCCGCGACTACCACACTCCCGCAGAATGGTCGTACAGAACAGAGCTTTGCCGGTTACTCGGTGCCCCACGATTATCTGCAGGAACAAGCGGACCAGGGGACTGCCGCAACGGTCGTCACGGAACAACCGGGCGAACACCCAGAGCTGCCTGCCGTCAACTTGCCGGCATCGATCGAGCGAGGGGGCCAGGAAGCGGCCACCGAGGAGGTCCGGTATGCGCCTTTGGAGTTAACAGTCACCAAACCTGCGACGGTCGTACAAGAAGCACCCGAGCGTCCAGAACCGCAGCCTGTAATAGACAAGGACGAATGGCAGGGCAGTTTGCCGGCAAGGTATGCGCGAAGGCACAGCCGGGAGGGCGCAACCGCACAAGACTTTGAAAGGGTCGGCGTTGATGGGCGCAATGCCGAGGACGATGATTCATTCAACGCACTGAAGCATACCCTGCAGACTGCGATCGCACCGTACAAGGCGGTTGGGGAAAAAGTGCTGGAAGTGAATGAAGAGGCCAGCAGAGTTATCGCGAAGGCTGGGCACGGCATTCTCAAGAACCTGCTCGATGTCACTGACGAGCTGGGCGAGTTCATGGCCGACAACTGGATGTATGGGGGCGCGCTCGGCTCTGCCTTAACCCAGGAGCAGGCGAAGTCGTTACGCGGCAATGTCTATATGTATGTAGGCGAGGACGGCACTCTAAATCTGTCGGTCGGCGAGCGCCCCGATGATTACGAGCCGGTGTCTATGCCCAAGTTTATGTACGCGCCAGAGACGATGGTCGGCAGCGTTGCCGCCGGCATCACCCAGTTTGCCGGCAATATGGCATTGCTGTGGGCCGGTAGCATGGGAACCATCCCGTTAAAAGCGGTCAAGTGGATGTCCACGGGCGCCATCGCGGATTCCTTGTTCGACCCCGAAGAGGGCGGCTTTGCAACCATGCTCATGGAAATGGGCGTGGATCGAAACGCGGTGCTCGATTTCTTGGACCCCAAGGTTGATAAAGACTCCGACTACGAGGACCGCCTGGTTGGCCGCATGAAGCTGTCGCTGGAAGGGATTGGCATCGGACTGCCATTCGATCTCGCTTCGCTGGCCTATCATGCGTTCAAGACACTAAAGGCGAACGAGGAGCTGGCTGCAAAGGCGGTGGCGCACCTGCAGCGTTCTTTAGAGATAGAAGCTGCGGAGCGCCTGGACCCGGCAAATGCGCAGCGGCAACTTGTGCCGGCAGACGAGGGAGTAACGCCACAGGTGGCAGGCGACGCAGCGCAAGGCGACGCAACGCCACAGACGGCAGGCGGCGCAGCGCAACCAGAACAGCCCTTGCTAACGCCGACCGGGCGCGGAGAAGATCTCAAGCTGCAGGCCAAGCTGGAAAAGCTGAAGGACACTGTCCCGGGCTTCGCCAAGGTCATCCCGTACCTGCTGCCCCGGGAAGCCGCCAATCTAACGCGCAGGTCTGCTGAGAAGATCCTGCAGATGATGAAGGCCTTCCCCGAGCCGTCCGAAATGGCGTCGGTCGCCTACGCGGGCCGTGCCAAGCGAGGCTGGTATCAGCGATCGGGCGACGCTATCGTACAGACCTTTGGCGCCACCGATGCGCCACGGTTCACGACCTTGCTGGCGGCTCTGTCGCCACAGACTTCTGTCGAATCCAATACTCGGAACACTCTCAGGGTATGGAACGCCTGGGTCCGCGAGGGCCGGCCTACGGATGATGCGACGATCAAACGCATCCTTGGAGAAAATGTACAGGGCGACAAAGGCGAAGACTCAATCCTAGACGCCTGGAAAAACAATACACTGCGGGCCTTGCAGGCCGAGAACCCGACGGCGTTAGATCCGACCGTGCTGTCCGGCGCCAAGGTCGATAGCTTCCAGCTCAATCTGATGCAGTATGTTAACAGCGTCACCAACGATGCCTGGATGCTGAACTACTCGGGAATGACGGTCCCCGGCTCTACGTCCACGCCGTTCAGCATGTCAGGGAAAAACTTGCCTGGCACGTCGCCTGGGTACAAAGCGTTCTCCGCGAATGTTCGCAAGGCGGCTGAGATATTAACCAAGCGGACCGGCGAGGTCTGGACCCCGCGCGAGATCCAAGAGACTGTATGGTCCTGGGCCAAGGCTCTCTATGAGGCGGGAGATGCGGTCGGCGAGAACCGCCAGCTGGGAGAGATACTAGAAGCTGGCGGCTTGACCCACGCGGATATTGCGGATACACCCGACTTTGGGCTATTATTCGCCCAAGGTATCTATCGGAAAATTCTGGAGGAAGGCGGCTATGGCCGACAAGTTCAACGACTCGATAGAGCAGCTACTGGCCGAGACGCTGCGACTGCAGGAGTTAGAGGCTCAACCTTCGACCCAAAAGGCGCAGGGGTTGCTAGCGCTACTTTTGAACGACAACTTGGAAGCGCAGCAGGCCGGCTCCAACACGTCCGAAACAAGCGAGACAAATATTCCCGAATCCGAGCTATACGATCGGCAGGATGGGACGACCTGGACGGGCGACCTGCTGATGGACTCAAACCCGCTGCTTACGCGGGAGAAAGCCGAGCTGCTGGCGAAGTTCACCTAGACGACCTCCAGCATCTATCGACCAAGCGTGCGCCCCTCGATCAGTCCGACGTTGCACAGGTACATACCCCGCACCCCGGGACAATAAAGGCCGTCAAGGGCACGGGCGTTCAATACCCTGAATACATCGAGTTAAAACGAAACAACCCCAAGACGGCCCAGGCCTTCCACAAAGGGATCACCCAGGCGCGTAAGGCTATGGGCCGCGCAGGCGACGCTGTCCATGTCTATGATCATGTCGAATACATGGGCATGCGGACATTCGTCACGGCAGATGGCAAGTCTGGCTTTGCGCTGAATGGCGACGATATTGTTTCTGTGTTCACCACGGCGCCGGGCGGCAATATTTCGCAGTCCATGTTGCAGTTGGCTGTGGCTCAAGGTGGCCGCAAGCTGGATGCCATGGATATCCATCTGCCAGCTATTTACAGCCAATCGAAGTTCCGCGTCGTGGCGCGCTTGCCGTGGGATGACGCCCAGGCCCCGCCAAAGTGGAGCAAGCGCTTTTGGAAGGAGTTTAACAAGGGCGAGCCTGATATTGTGTTCATGGTCTATGACCCCGACCGCATGTTTTCGACCCAGAAGGTCCACGACGTGTACACCCCGGGCGAAGGCCAGATGTATGCAAGCTATCCAGAAGCTGTCGCTGCACAGCAAGCGGCTGTCGATGCGCTGAACAAAAGGCTGGGCACGACGGCTGGGGAGGACACCTCATTTGTTACTTCCAAGCAGATGGAGAGCTTTTCCGCTGCCAACCCCGGCGCCGGCCAGGCAGATCCTATTCAGAAGATTGCCGATGCCGTAGACGAACTGATCACCGGACCTCCACCCGATGTTGTGCCGACACAAGCCGCAGACAGCCCGCCACCTGGCGGGCTTTTTAATGAGAGCTTGCCATCCAAGGGTGAGGATTAATCGCAATGGCGAAGATAGCAACAGAAACCCCAGAGCAGCGCGCCAGGCTGTCCGCCGCTGAGCGGGATATTAACCTGCCGCCGGCTATCGTTGGCGCCCTGCCGCAGTTCCGTCCCGAGGTAACCGGAGAGCTGTCAGCACTGCCGTCTGCAACGGTCGGCGCTCTGCCTGCCACGCCCGCGATAGTGCCTGACGACCAGCCGGCGCAGCTTGACGGCCAGCCGCTGCAGCTCGCGGGAAATTGGCGCTCGGACCTGGGCCAGGGCCTAATTAAGATGTTCGGCCCCGCTGCTGACAAGGCCGGGGATGTTCTAACGAACGTGGGTGGCCCGACGCTGGGCGCCGCACGCAGAACGCAAATGGAGCTGCAGGGCCAGCAGCGCGCGCGTGACGAGTTTGTCGGACCGCTAGTCGAGCCAGATCCTCGACACGGAGAATACCAGAAGAAAGGTGAAATTGTACGACCAGGTGAGGAACCGTCAGCCGCACCCACGCCGGCGCCGGCTGCTACCGAGATGGCGCCGCACACCGCAATTACCCAGGCACAAGCAAACGCCGCGATCGACGCCCAGGTGCTCAAGCAGTTCCCGCGCATTCGGCCCACCGCGATCTCTGGAGACCGGCTGCTGGCTGACCTTGTTCAGCCTCAAAGAACCGAGCTGCCGTCTGATGGGTTGACCGACTTCCGTACCCACGGCGAGAAGGGCGATGTCAAGATCCCCGACACCGGCAGGGTCTACGGAGTAGTTGAGTCGATCTCGAAGCAGTACCATGCAACCGGCGCCATTACGGACGCAACGCGCGGCACCGTCACCAAAGAAGTCACACAGGAGCTGGCTGCTTATCTTGGTGCAGATCCAAAACGTCTGATCGATGCTGTGATGAGGATGGAAGGCACAGGCCGTGTGCCAATCGTTAGTGGGTTCGGACTATCCGAGACAATCATGGCCGTGCGGAACCTGCTCTATAGTGAAGTGTCTAAGCTCGATGGCCTTGCGGAGCTTGCCTACCGTGAGCGCTCCGATGCGAACCTGGTCAACTTTCGCCAGCAGCTGGAGATGGTCGCGGGCCTGCAGTTAAACTTCAAAGGCATCCAAACTGAGATAGGCCGGTCGTTGGGCGTGTTTCGCTATCCGGTGGACCCGCGCCTTGGCCCTCAACGCGATCTGGATCTGGTGACCCTGGTCAACGAGTTTGGCGGTCGCAAGGATATGGACGAGGTTGTCGAAGCCTACCTGGCGCTGCCGGTCGGAGAAAAGCGCGCACAGTTCGCCCAGAAAAAGACAAAGTTCAAAAAATTCACGGACGCAATGTATGAGGCGTGGATACACCTGCTGCTATCGTCACCCGTCACACACGTTAAGAACACAGCCGGCGTATTGTTCCAGGTGTTTGGTGAGATCCCCGTAGGCGCCACTGCCGCGACGATCGGGACGGTCGAACGCGCAGCTGCGAAAATG